TTTTGCTAGAATATGGGGTGACGGTAACGAAGAAAACTATCATAGAGATATAGTTATTAAAAATAATATGTATCATGGTACATATAATTCTGTTAATAGTGGATCTGATTTTATTCAAATTGGTAATGTTAAAGACGTAATAGTTGAAGGTAATATTATTAATCGTGCTAAAAACGTAATATTTAATATTGGCTCTACTATTGTTAAAGGGTTATCTATTCTAGGAAATAGAATGGTTAACTGTAGAACATTTATAGGAGTACCTAGTACTTCTAGAATGAATAACCGTATAGCTAAAAATAATAGCTGGGAACAAGACGGCTCTATTACATATAGAATTAATAATCTATTTGAACAAATTTATAGCTCTGAAGGTCAAGGCTCTGGAACTATTGAATTAAGCTCTGGAGTTAATCACTTTGACTATTTGTTAATTGCTACTGGTGGTATAGGAAATCAAACCTATATGACTGTACCTGTTTATCCTTTTGATATTAATACTGGTTTTAGAGTTGGTGAAGATACATATACTATCAATACTGCTACTGGTAAAACAATATTTAAAGTTACGGGTGATAACGAGTTAAATATCATAAGTACTAACGATTTAGTTAGAAAAATCATTGGTATTAAAATCTTATAGGAGTGAGTTTATTGTATGAAACTACTCAAATATCAAATGTTAGGAGTGATACTATGAATAATCCAGATATAACAAAGGTATATCTTTTAGATGTACCTTTGGAATCTGACTATAAACATACTTTATATTTTACAAGTAAAGCCGATCAACAGACATACTTTCAAAGTAAAATTGTAAAGAGTTATACAGACTTTTCATATCAAAGAAAAGATAAAATAATAAGAGTACCTGATAACTATGATAATATTTATAACTGCAATTATGTTATGTATCAAAATAGTGCGTACTCTAATAAATGGTTTTATGCTTTTATTGAAAAGCTAGAATACATAAATGACGGTAGATGCGACGTGCATATTAAAACTGACGTTATACAGACATGGCTTTTTGATTATGATATTAAGACTTCATTCGTAGAACGTGAACACGTTGATAATGATACAGTTGGACTTCATACTGTACCAGAGAATTTAGAAACTGGCGACTTTATTGTTAATTCGCATTTAGTTGATAATTTTAATGCAAATTTAACTATTGTACTTTCTGCTACTCTAACACCTGGCGAAATGATAGAACATTACGGAGGTAACTATAATGGTATTCCTTCTGGAGTTGCTTATTATGTTATAGATAATGTTAGTGATTTAAAGAGCGTATTAGACGCTTACGCTCAAGCTGGACACGCTGAAGCCGTTACTGGTTTATTTATAGCACCTAGTTATTTAACACCTAATCAAGGTGGAGTAATAACAAATAGTAACGCACCTGTAACAAATGATTTAGGAATATCTAGAATATCTAGTTTAAATGGATATACACCAAGAAATAAAAAACTTCTTACTTATCCATTCTGCTATATATTAGTATCAAATGGACAAGGTGCTAATGCAGTATTCCAACAAGAACGCTGGAGCTTAAATAGTAATAATGAAATGGTTTTAAGAATATATGGAGTTTTAACTCCTGGCTGTTCTATTAAAGCAGTGCCTATTAATTATAATGGTGCTGGATTAAATGTAGACGAAAGCATAAATTTAGGTAAATTCCCTGCTTTAAACTGGACTACTGACCAATTTACGAACTGGCTTACTCAAAGTGGTGTTAATATATCTACCGCTGCTAATATATTAAGTGTCGGAATTGGTGCTGGTTTAACTCTTACTGGTGCTGGTGCTATAGCTGGTACTGGACTTATGATGAGTGGTGCTACGGGTATAATCAATAACCTAGAACAAATAAGACAACACTCATTTACACCACCTCAAGCAGAAGGAAATTTAAACTCTGGCGATGTTACTACCGCTATGGGTTCTAACCGTTTCCATGCTTATAGAATGACTATTAAAAATGAGTATGCAAAAATAATCGACGGTTATTTCGATATGTTTGGTTATAAAGTTAATACTGTTAAAGTACCTAATAAAGCTCATAGAAGTAGATACTGGTATACAAAATGTATAGACGTAAATATCGACGGAAATATTCCTAATGAAGATATGCAAGAAATTAAAAACTGTTATAACAATGGTATAACATTCTGGCGTAATGCTAGCGAAATACAAGACTACTCTTTAAGTAATGGAATAGTATAAAGGAAGGTGATTATATGTATAATTTAAAGAGCTTTAAATCCGTAGCAAATCAAATTAATAATAGAATATATACTGATTATTTTTATAGATTAATGCTAATATCAAAAAGTTTATTCGAGTGGCATAACTTACCTAATGGAATAAATGAAAAATGGATAGAAAAATATTTATTTACCGAAGGTGAGTGCCTATTTTATAAAGATCCTAATTTAGGATTTATGGTAGCTAAAGTAGTACCTACTGGAAATCTAAACTACTATGACGAACCTACTAGAGTACAGCCTTATGCAGTAAATTATATTTACGAAGGTGAAGAGCTATATAATAACGAAAACTGTGTAATCATTAGAAATAATGACGACGCTATTCCTACATTTCCTACCATTCAATTATATGCTTATGACCTAGCTAATATTAAAAGAACTATTGACGTTAATATCCAAGCTCAAAAAACTCCCCTTATTATTACATGTTCTGATAAGCAAAAATTATCCCTAAAGAATGTTATTAAACAACGTGACGAAAACGAAGTGGCTATATATGGCGATAAGAATTTAGACGTATCACAAATTAAAGTATTAGATTTAAAAGCTCCTATAGTATTTGATAAGTTACAAATTCAAAAACATGCCGTTTGGAACGAGTGCATGACATTTTTAGGAATTAATAACTCTAATCAAGATAAAAAAGAGCGTTTAGTTAGCGACGAAGTAACCGCAAATAATGAACAAGTAAAAGCAAGTGAAGACGTTATGCTAAAAGCCAGAGAACATGCCTGTAAGCTCTTAAATGAAATGTTTGGACTAAATGTATGGGTAGAACGTAGAACGCTTGATATGGACGTTTTTAAGGACATAGAGAATACTCAAAATAATGAGAATATTGATATAAAAGAAGGTGATTTATAATGTTAATAGCAAGATATACAGAAGTACTTAAAAATTTATTAGATAATCCTCAAACTAAAGAATTAATTGATAATGCTATGAGTACTTATCCTATTTATGTATCAAAATCACCAGAGCTTTACGGAATACCTAATATCATACCTACTAGAGAAGAGTTAAATAAAAAGATACTTGATTATTATAAGTATCGTGAAATAGGTTTTGAAACTGTAGGACGCTTTATAGATGAGTTAGAAATAGCTTTAAAAGAGATTATGCCTACTTATAATCAATTAATGTTTTCACTAGATCAAGACTATGATATTAAATACAACGTAGACTATACGAAAACTATTCAAAGAGATAAAGATAATACTACTTCTGCTAATACTCAAAGTAACGATACAAGCTCTAATTCTACTAGTGCTAGTGATAATTCAAGTACTTCTTCAAATGGTACAAGCTATAATAAGCATGTAGCATCTGATACACCTCAAGGACAATTAAGCGTTAGTAATGACGATATAGATAATGTAGACTATGCTAACGAGGTTACATGGAATAAAGATACGGCAAATAATACCGCTACTACTTCTGGTTCTTCTAATGCTCAATCAAGCTCTACCGGATCTAATACTACTAATGCTACTGGTGAATTATCAGAGCAAGAAGAGGTAACTGAACGTACGCTAGGTAATTACGGTCAAGTTACAGTACAAAGTTTAATTAAACAGTATCGTGATTTAATAGCAAATGTAGAACAACAAATAATAAATGATCCAAGAATAACTGAATTATTTATGTTAGTTTATTAATATATTAAAAATGCACAATATTCTAAAAATACTGTGCATTTTATTTTTCTTTTCCTTTATTAATTGAATATTCTATTAATTGCATGTACTCTAATAGCTCCCTATATCGCTCCATAATATCTAAGTTATCTTTATTAAAGCCATATTTAAAACTAATACAATGCTTTAGATTAAACCACGCTTCATAATACTTCTTATACATTAATATCTTCTTTATCATTTATAACCTCATACTTTCTTATCCATTTATGAAATACCTGATAGCAACGTTTACAAAAATCATAGTTTGCTACTCCAATATATTGATTATATTTACCTATTCCATATTCTTGTTTAACAAGCCTAATAGGTTTATAATCAAGCGTTTTATGACAAATAGAGCATTTATATATCTTCATTAGAACCTTGTATCTTTTCTAATTCTTTTAGTAATCTTTTATGATCTTCAATAAAACTATCAATGTCTTTCCTTAACATATCATTTCTCATTCTTAATTTTTCATTCTCTTGTTGTAATTCTTCTACCATATCACATAAACTCTCTTTATCATATTCTAAACTAAATACACCATTTTTATGAAATCTTTGATGTTTCTTTAGATATGCATTTTCTTCTTGTAAATTAGTTATGTAATCTAATAACATTTGTATATCTTTAAATAAATCACATTCAGTATGATATTCCTTATCAAATTGATGTTCAATTAAATCATTCATTCTTTTAAATATTTCTTTTATCTCATTATTCATTTTAACTCCTTAATATAGCGTTAGAACCGCAAACCTCACGCTAAAGAGATATATTGTAATTGGTGAATTGCGACTATAAACAGTCTGTGCGCTTATCAGCTTAATGCGGTTTTTATGACTAATTCGTCAAAGGTTTATACAAATTTAGATTTTACTTGCTGACACTCAAGTAATGATCCAGTAAATACCGGATAGCTACCGTATGAATTTTTATAGTGAATTATCTTCCATAAAGTCCAACGTTTAGTTTGCTTATGGTAGCTAATGGTATATGTTATGCTCACTATATCACAACCCTTCCAGTAACTACCAATAAGATACAATAAGTTTGTCGAAAAGTCAACAGTTTATGATAAGTTTCTACAAATAATTTGCGTACTTTACAGCACGAGTGTAAAGCAAATATATGTTTGCTATTTATGTTTACATTATGTGTACATTAGTTCGTATTTTATATGATCTGGAATTGTGTCAAGTA